AGCAGTGAACCTCGTACATGGATAGGTGTGCCCTTGCTGTAAATGGACAGATTACTCTTGTATTTGTCCAGATTGTTGCATGATCTTGGGAATGCAACAGCAGCAGGGTCCATTTTCTTGAACTCACGACGCATTTTATCGATGTAATCGATCACATCGTCCTCAGTTTTGCTCATGATAATCTTCAAAGCGGACTTGATCATCTCTCGGCACGGTGCTGGAGTAGATGACTTGACTGCTTCAATGCCCATGATCTTGAGTTTGGGTTCAGCAAACCTCACACCCTCAATGTCCCATGCATTCAGGATATAACGCTTCTTAGCAGTCCAAATGCCACGTTCAGCGATAGTTTCTCGCTTCATGAACATCTTCTGCTCGTACGCATTTACGTACGTCGAAAGTTCCTGATAGCATTTCGATATGTAGGGTTCAAATCGCTTCTCGCAGGCATCATTGATGAAGTCAACAATCCTCTCTTTAGAAACTTTTTGTACATCAAATACACTACTGACAAGTAGATCAAGACAGAGATAGATACTGTCAGTATCGGAAGCAATAACATAGTCGTGGTCCTCAGTTTTGAGCAGTTTGTTCAGGTATTGGTTCATCCGGTTCTCAATCCAGCGGATGCTGAACTGACCACCCAGAGTGATTGCCTCAGCGTTCTCTAATTTGTAGTACCGGAAGTAATTGTTGCCAATAGCACCATAAGCAGAGTTGAGTTGGATCTTTTTTGCCATCTGGATGTTGTTACACCTGGCAATTTCCTTCTCCAAGTCCTTGGTGGGGTTCTTTTCGTACTCCTTCTTTGCCTGGATCATCTTTTTCTTGAACACCACCCGCTCACTGTAGATTTTGTCCATCAATTTGGGCAAAAATCCACGTGTTTTGGTGGTGAACATGGCACCATTGGGACACACGGTGGTGTCCTCCAGACCAGACAGGTCTACCTCCTCATTGAGAAGTTTATCGACACTGACAGAGGGATATCTCTCATCCAACAGCGTCTCCGGAGAGATGTTGTACTGCATGATGAGGTGTGGATACAGTGAGTTCAAGTCAAAACTCACAACCCACTCATAAAGACCAGGTTTTGGTTCTTTTACGTAAGCACCAGCGTACTTTTCGTTCTTTACCTCGTCTGCCTTGGGTGGGATGACGATTCCTTTCTTCTTCAGGTCGTTGTAGATGATCATGTCCCACATCCGGACCTGATAAAACACGTCTGTGAAGTTCACCTTGGCGTCATATGCCATGGTGACAGCGAGTTCAATCAGTTTCATCTTCTCCTCAAGGGAGTCAACCAGTCTCACGTCCTGAATGTTGTATGAAACGAATTTCTGCCAGTCTTTAGAGTAAAACTCCTTGAAACTGTCATATTCAGAGTGATCTAACTTCTTCTCACCTAGTTCGACTTCACCAATGTAATCAAGTTTATAACTTTCTTGTGCTTTGTAGGTGAATTTCTTGTACAGATCAAGGTAATCAAGGACAGTGACGCCTGCAATGTCATAGATCTCACGCTCACGGTGCATGATGAACATCTCCTCGCCGGTCACGAGACCCCAGGGAGACATCTTCTTCATCGCTTTCGTACCAAGCACACGGTTGATGCGCTTACACAGGTACGGAATGTCGTACAACTGACAGTTCCACCCTGTTACCACATCAGGGGTGTCGCTTGCCCAGTAGTTGATGAAGTGCTGCAACAAATCATACTCATCGTTGCACTGCACATACTTCACCATAGGGTCGGTATTGTGATATTTGCCGACACCGAAGGTCAGAATCCTTTTAGTTGCATAATTCTGCAGAGTGATGCATAGCATCTCCTCATCACAGTTCTCAACTGTAGGGAATCCCTTCTCAGCAGACACCTCGATGTCGATGGTGACCACCTTCATCTTCTTGATGTCGAACTTGATCTCGTTCTCGGGGTACTTATCAGATATGTACTGGTAGACGTACCGATTGTTGCCGTAGATCTCGAAGTTCTCTACATCACCATGAGTTTTGTAAAACTCACGGCAATCCTTGACTGTTCCTGGTTGGATGCTCTGGACATACTTGCCATCCAGAGTCTTGAATTGGGTCTTCTTACGTGATGGAACAAATAATGTTGGTTGGTAGCTCTCTCTAGTTTTGATCGGGCGACCGTTTTCATATCCACGAACCAGAAAGTCATTGCCGACCATCTGCACGTTGGTGTAAAACCTCATTCAGCGGTGACCTGCTGGTATTTTTCGAGTTGGAACTTGTTAGGTTCGACTATGGTCAGAATACTATCAGAATGGATCATCATTTCACTCTGTTCTGTGAACTCTGGCCATGATTCGTAAGTAATCTTGTCAATGTCACCCTCGTGGATGACGATTTTGAACGGTTTGACAAGTTTGCAGTCAGGTTCACCCAGTTCTGTGCTCACTTCTTCTACTCGTGAGATAAGAACCAGGTCATTTTTCAATACTAAGATCTGGATCATGGAAGAGATAGTCTCCTATTTTTCAATTTTACCATGGATTGACGTATCTTATCAATATATCCAGAGTTTCTCAACTCTTTGAAGACAAGGTTCTCAAATCCATATTCGCCGTACTTATCAAGCGAGGATGCACGTGCTGTGCGGAGTTTTTTGACGATTGACTTGAGTGCTTCAGGTTTTTCTGTCTGAATCAGGGTGTCAATCTTGTTCTTCAAGTTGTTCGTCTTCTTGGTGAGTTCAAATTCATCGATCTCACCCTCAAATTTCTGAGGTTCCTGCACCCATTTGTTCTTTAGAACGCTGTAGACGCCTTGACTTACTTTTCTAGAGATACCAGGGCGTTCAATGTATGGTTCTACAGGTGCTCCGTAGACTTTGACATCGTGAGTCAGTTCCCACAACGTCTTCTTGTCCATAAAATAGTCCGAAATTAGTTCCGGATCGCATTTTGGTACAAGATCTGGGTTGATGACGAGGTGAACATCGATGTCACTGTACTGAGTGTAGTTGTAACCAGCGTTACCACCCAGCATCAGCACGTCTTGGATCGCAGAATCGTCTAAATCAACAAAATCTGCGAACGCTTTCGCGAAATTCATCAGTGCACGACGCACATCTGGTTTGAGTTTTGTCCCAATCCAGAACTTAGGGTTCAAATCATCCCTAAAACGCAAAGTCAGACCCGCAGTTTCCCGCAGATCTGATGCTTTGATGTGATGAAGGACTCTATTGTACACTAAACTACGACTGTCATCGTATTATTTAGAGGTACTCTTTGCGGGCATGGTGATCAGGGACGACTTTCTTCAGAGTTACAATCAAAAGTCCGTCCTCAAAGGTCACTGAGGAGATTTCTACGTCCTCACTTAGCGTCCATGCACGCTCAAAGTTACGGTTAGCAAGTCCGCGATGGATATATTCTCCATCCGCTTCCTTTTCACGCTTGCCTTCGCAGACAAGTTTGCCGTACTCAGAGTAAACCTTGACTTCATCCTTCTTGAACCCCGCCAGTGCGATCTCTAGGCGTGTCTCGTGGTTACTGAGTTGGATAATGTTGTATGGAGGGTAGTTACCAACCGTGTTGGACTCCCAAAATTGATTGAATGTTGTGTCCCAACCAAGGGCATTCTTATTGATACGGTCAATTAGGTCCGGCAGACCAGCTGCACGAAACTTCTCGATGTTAGACATTGATAATCTCCTGTTCAGGCAGATGTTTTTTGTGTGGACCCGTTAGGCATCCACACATATTTATACGACTACCTTGATTTTTTGGAGTTCGGAGAACCGTCAGGACTCTGGTGCTCTCTTCTTACCAATGTTGTACTTGGTCTCCAGTGACCACTCACCCTTCTCGCGGAAGGAGATAACTTTGATCTGATTGAGAGGAGAAACATCCAAGATTGCTTCTCTACCTTCGTCAGAAATGAGAATCAAACCCCAGTCAACCAGCAGGTTGACGATACGATTACGACGCTGTACGTCATTGATCGTCAGGTTTGCTCTCTTGCCGTCTAGAGCAAACAGTTCTTTGAAGTGAACGATGAAATACCGTCCCTGCTTATGCAGAATATGGCAGGACTGGTACAGTTTCTTTTCCTTCCGACTCGCTACACCAATACGGGTAAGAGTCTCGCGTACTTTTAGAAAATCATCTGGTTCTTGAAGAACCACTTCGATCATTTTTTCAGGGGACCATTCGTAAATAGGTTCTCCGCCGTTCATTGCAACCCTCCGGTCTCAAGTCGTTGTCTAATAATGTCTAACTGATCGTTAGATAAAAGAGGGAGCACTTGCTTCGCCTTTTCGTCAGAATAACCGTAGTATTTTTTGACAATTTGGAGATTCACTAGCTCATCTTTCCGGACCCAGGGAGAGAATCTCTTCTTGGATCTCAGTGTATTTAGTAAAAAATCGTATTGTAACTTATAATCAAGAGAATGATTGATATTCATCTCGTTTGCATACATCAACGAATCAATATGTCCGGACAGGCATCGGTTGACAATGTATGGGAGGTACTTGGATTCGAGTTGGGGGTCATCATCAATTAGATTGGTCTTACTCACGTTGATGGAGTTCAACCAATCGCTCAATTCAGGCATTCTTTTTCCGAATAATGATCTGGTCGTTCTTGTAGTCAGGAACAAATTCTAACTGGGCGTCATGTTCCCAGCACAGTTCTTCGTACAAACTGTTGAGGGTTGCCATGTCCTCCCAGAGGTCGGTGGGTTGGTTATCCATCATCACCACAGCATACCATAGTATCTATCGATTGAAAATCCTTTGTTTCAATTCTTCTGTCCACTTATCATAATAATTTGTCCTCCTCAACTCCTCTCTAGCGTCCTCCAGTTCGCGTCTCTTCTGCACCAGAAGCAAGACCAGTCCACTGTTTAGATGCATGCCTCCTACCTCCTCTACAAGGTCAGGATGCTCCTCCAGGAACAGGAAGTCGGGGTAGATTTTATTACACTTCTCTGCCAGGTTTGTCACCCACTCAGCAGACTCGTTTTCCATAACAAAGATGACTACTTCTTTAGTCCACTTCTTGTTCATGTACCCCACGATCTGGGGGAAGTCTTCATAGTTGATTATCTCAACCTTGTTCTTTACAAATGCAGATTTAGCAAACGGACATGGTGGCATCCCACCAAATATTTCACTCGGTTTTGTCAATTTACTAAACCATGCTTGAAGACTAATCTCTTTGTCTCCAATCATCACTTCGATCCGTACGGAACCACTCCATTATATCATCGGCACCAGAAAATTCACTCTTATGCTCAGATGGATCTGGTGATCCTAAATTCAAATCATTGTAAAACCTATCCCCAGGATTCATTACCTCACGGCGAGCACGATTCAACCAAGTTCTAGCAGTTGTATTTGCCTTTGCCATCTTGTTTGCCCAAATCATGTCCTCTAATGGAACATCTTCACCCTGCACAATCTTTCTGCAGATGCCTTCAAGACGCAGGCGATATTGAGTGGACAACATATGTGATTACTCATGCATTACTATCTAGGTGCTTTTCCATTGCCAACTTCAGTTCATAGGCATGCTCTAATTCATCGTTGAGGATTTCAAGAATCTTGTCGTCATGCCCATGAATACCAAGGAACCTGGCATAGGTCTCAGCAGCGTGGACTTCTACTTCAAATGATAGGTGGTACGCTGACTTAGGAGCCAACCAGTAATACACCACATTGACCCAATAGTAGAGAAGTACCAGGTGTTTGGCGAGAAAACGGTCAATCCAATAATGATTACCGCCCCTGCTCTCCATGTATTCCAGATGTTCGGTTTCATTGACGCTCTGCTCGAAGTGTTGTTTCATCAAATAGAGATGGTCCGGTCCACGGAGACCCATGCTCTCGCGGAAATGTAGGACACTCAAAAAAGCAAAATAGGGTGCCCGAGCAATCTCCTCAAGCACCCAAAATCTTTGATAATCCCTCCCTCTATACAGGTAGTCTAGTATCTCAACGGTGAGATTTAGAAAGAAAGTATTGAACTGTCTCATTGGATATGTATCCACATACTATCTAGTAATTCATAAGCAACAACTCCTTCCTGGTTGTTTGGTTTTTCATATATTCTCCAACTGATCTCATGGTGTATGTGAGATCAAACTCTGCTGCTTTCCAGTTCTCAAATCGATCCTGGACTAATTGATCAGAGTTGTAACTGATGATGCAGTCGTTGCTGGACCAGGCACAGTCACGGGCAAACTTCTCGTGGTCAAACCCCTTGTGCATGTCACCCTTCTTGCCATACAGGTTGTCCTTGATGTCATAGGGAGGGTCAAGGTAGACCAGAGCACCCTCTCCTTCCAACAACTTCTCGTAGGACTGGTGCAAGATGGTCCAGTTACGGATTAGTTTGGAGATTGTTGGCAGTCGCATGATGCTCCGTTCACTAAAGTTGGAGACGCTTGCCTGCTTGGAGAAAGAGCTTGACTCAGTGAGACCGCTAAAAGAGCACTTGTTGCTAACCCAAAAATAACGAGATCGATCTTGGTCGGAGGTTGATTCCTCATTGAGTAGTCTCTTTGCTTCATTGAATAGTTCGCGGGCAGCATCGGGATTGTCGTACTGCCGCTTCAGTTTTAGTAGATCTTCTGCCATCTTCTCCCCGTCATCACGAAGATGGATCCAGAAGTTGACTAGGGGTTCGTAGAGATCGCTACAGACGATGGGGAGGGTGGGGTATTTTTGTGTGATGAAGATCGCCATTGATCCTCCACCCAGGAAACATTCACGATACTCCCGATAGTCAGACAGACGAGGAAGATGATTGTAAATTTGTGTTGTTGCACGTGATTTGCCGCCGGGATAACGAAGAGGAGTCTTGGCGAATGCCATCAAAGAATGTCTTGAAAGTTTTCCAGAAGTGCGTCTGCAGTTGTGGTTTTACTAGAGGGAGTGACGTTCTCTGCCAACATAGTATAGTCCCCAGGTTCTAGTTTGAACTTGGCAGTAGGGGATGATGGGGTGTAATAGATACGCTTCTCAACAGTATCCCAGTCGGTTACTGCGATAGACATTTTCTTAGTGTCCACCAGAAGCATGTAGTCGAAGGTCTTCTCTACGAATTTTACATCGTTTCGGAAGTTTTTCAACACAACACTCTTGGTGCTACCGTTCTTATTGAACATATTGAGAGTTCCTTTCATCTCGTAATTATGTTCAGCAGACTTGAAGTCCACCCCATCCATGTAATCACCAACGTAATCTAGTTGACCGTCACTCCACTTAGCGAATGAGTTTTCTTGCAACCAGGTACGAATTGTCTTGAACGCATTTGACTTCATTTGAGGAGTATTAGTTGCATCAACGCAACCAAAAAACTCCTCAAGATTCATATTGTCAAAGTTGACCATAATTCAGATGTAAGTTGATCTTCTAAATTGATCTTCGGTTCCCATCCTAGCATAGATTTTGCTTTTGTAATATCAGCAAGTGTTTCTCTTGCTTCACCTTTACGTTCTGGGATATACACTCTTTCTCCACCAATCATGTCAGCAACTTGATTGATAGAGTAGTTAGTTCCTGTGCCGATGTTGATTGCTTCACAAGAAACATAGTTGTTCAAAGCACACATATTTGCTTCAACCACGTCCTTGACATGGGTAAAGTCACGTCTCTGCTCACCATCACCAACGATGGTCATAGGTTCACCACGACGTTTTTGTTCTTGGAACAAACCAATAACAGGTGCATACTGTCCCTTCAGTGGTTGGCGGGGACCGTAGACGTTGAAGTAACGGAGGGAGATCGTCCGCAAACCGTGCAGACGATAGTACATGTAGCAGAACTTCTCTGCGGATACCTTGCTTGCTGAATAGTGATTCAAACAATCAGTGGGCATGAACTCCCGAAGAGGAGGTTCGTTGTTCAAACCATACGAAGAAGAGGTAGAGGAATTGACAAACCTCCGTGCACCTACTTCTCGTGCCAGTTCCAGCATGTTGCATGTTCCCTCAACATTTGTGGTAACACAGTCGAAGGGATTCTTCATTGCAAGTTGAATCCGAGAGTGTGCTGCCAGGTGGAACACAGCCTCGACACCCTTGAAGATAGGGCGGCATGCTTCGATGTCACGAATGTCTTCGATATGATTCTCTACGTCACTGTCGTACCAGTTGAAAGCATCATTCGCTTCTGCTGATTCGTTGTCAATGACTACAACTTCATGACCATCATGCAGCAGGCGAGAGACGACGTGGGATCCAATAAATCCAGCACCGCCTGTTACAAGACATTTCATTGACCTTTACCAATCAACCAGAGTGAGCAGATAGCAACAGCCACAACCAGTGTGCCGTACACGATGATGACAGCCATGTTTTGAAAAAGTTCTTTTACTAATTTAGGTTTACTTGAACTCGCAATTGACCATAATCTCAGTCATTGCTGCGAGGAGATTGATCTCCTGATCTGCCGCAAAGGCAGACTGGTACTGGTATTTCGCAATGATTAGTACCGCCTCAGGTATAGACTTTGGTTTCATATGCTCATAAATTGAGTCATATAATTTCCTGAGGATTGTGTTGGGGTCGTTATCAAGGTTTTGAACGATCCACTTCCTGACGTTAGGGAACTGCTTTTTACTAATGTAAGTAACTAATTCGTCAACCTGTACGTTAGTAAAGTCTGCAAGAATTCCTACGTCTATTCTACCACTAGTTGCATACCTTTGGCACTCATTTAGTACACGTCTCCAGTCAGGAAAGTGTTTATTTATGAGTTCAACTGCAACCTTGGGTTCATACTCAACACCTTCAGTGTCAAGAATTTGAGTCAACCTTTTGAAGAACCCAGCAGCGATCAGTTGTTTTTCTTTCCCTGTAACTCCGAAATCGACCACCGCGCATCGGCTGTGGAGAGGTTCAATAATTTTGTTCTTGTAATTACAGGTAAAGATGAACCTACAGTTGTTGTAGAACGCCTCGATGTTAGCTCGGAGTAAGAGTTGAACATCATGTGTAGTATTATCTGCCTCATCGATGATGATGACCTTGTGCCTAGATTCAGACGTAAGAGAAACAGTTGAAGCAAAATTCTTTGCTTGGTTACGAACCGTGTCCAGAAATCGTCCTTCATCTGACCCGTTGATGACGTAGTAGTCCGCCCCAAGTTCATGGCACAGTGCCTTTGCAACGGTCGTTTTCCCTATACCAGGAGGACCAGAGAGCAATAAATTAGGAAGCTCACCACTATTTACAAGCTCCATGAAAGTCTTTTTTATAGACTTCGGGAGAATGCAATCACCAATGGTCTTGGGTCGATACTTCTCGACCCAAAGAAAATCATCATTCATCCTTGTTCTGACGAAATGGGTGCATTACTGGAAATGACAGGGGTTTTTTGTTTGATGACAATGAAGGCATCTTTGTTGTACTTGCGGGTGCCTTTGACAGGTGCCCACTTGGTGCCAGCACCATCGATCTCATAAACCGAGGTACCACCAATCTCTACGACGATCTCAGCATCGCTAGGCCAATCAAGACTCTCCACTGCCAGGGAGAGTTGACCTAACCAATCACCACTTGATGTAATCATAGTTCAATAATGAGATTCAGGGTCATCACAGAAAAAAACTTCTTTGAAACGTGGGAGGTCAGGACAGATGTCCATCCACTGCTGGAGAGTTAGTTTCTGCACCTCGTCTGGGAGGATGCAGAGTCTCCAGAAGGGAGGGCGACGCATCAGATGGATGTACATCGCCTTCGGGAACGGTTTATTCAACTCAGAACTAGGGTTCCGATTGATGTGATTAGTCGCACGTGGAGTCTGGTTCAAGAGCGATGAAGTAAGTGAGTTTGTAATCAGTGTTGGTGAACTTTGCCAGGTTTTTGGATGAGATCCGAACTTGGTAGTCCTTAGGGATCAGACGGATGTTCTCAATCTTGAAGTTGAAGGAGAAGTTCCGGTCAGTCTCGCCAACTTGAATCGAATACTCATTGCTCGTATCGTTCTTACGGTCAGATACAAGCAGTTTTACAATTCCATCTTCACCTACCACCGACATGTCGGGTAGTTGCATGATGGAAGAAGACTTCAAGATCCGGGTCAGGTCCGCTTCACTCAGTTTGAAGACAACATCTTCGCTGGGAAGTTGCATCTCCTTTTCAGGAGGAGCAACAATCACACTAGGGTCTGAGAAGAAGAACTTTGCCAGGTTGTTACCATCCTTGATGATGGCATAAGACGTGTTGGTAGACACGTCAACCTCAGGAGACCTGTAAAGAGACAGGGTATTCAGGAACTGAGGCAGGTCATAAATTGCGAAGTCACGTGGGATATATTCGTCAAGTTCTGCTTCTGCCAGAACGTTCTTCATGACAGAGATCGTTCGCAATTTGTTACCTTCTTTGAAATAAAGAGACTGATTGATCGTCGTGAAGTTTTGCAGGATCTTCAGAGTCTTTTCTGACAGTCTCATAGGTGGTTCTCGGAGTTTCATAATGTAACTTGCCACCGAAATTATAGCATAAAAAAGGGACTTATCAAGTCCCTTCCCATACGGGAGACATCAGTCCACTGTCCGGACCGTCAAAATCGTCGTCGTCACTATCTGCTGTTAGCAGAAAGAAAACAAGGGGGGTCAGAAAAAATAATATTGTCTGCCCCCATGCAAGATCAATCACCAAATACCTGGGATGATCTGTCCGGTTGTGGCATAAGAACCGATTGCAGCAATGACACCAAGCATTGCTGCCCAACCATTGATGCGTTCTGCTTTTTCAGTCATGATTCTAGAGTGAGGTAAAATTTGCTTTGGTCACCATGGAATTTTCCATCAAATACCAAAAGACCCAAAGAAGAAAACGCTGCCTGAGAAGGCATACGAAACTACAGCGGCAACGAAACCAAGCATGGCGACGCGACCGTTGAGTTTCTCAGCACGTTCTGCATACGTCTCATAACCATAACGCTCTGCGTCGGTTTGTGAGACATACATACGAGGCTCGCGAGCAAAAAGATTCTGTTGCCCACGCTCGTTGGTCGTGACGGTCATGATAGGTTACGAACTGTTACTTTATTATATAGTAATGTAACGAGTCTGTCAACTACCAAGAGTGTGGGATGTAACCAAAACAAGACTTGAAGTTATTATATACCCATGACATTTGGTCTCGACCCCAGGCAATATCCTCTTCACTCAAAACTTCCAGGTCAGTCTGTTGATGATTTTCAGCAATGCCACCAGAGCAGTAGGCATTGTCATACAGAATACCGACAGGGTGATCAAGAAGATTCTCCAACAGACGCAGTTCAGAATCACGTGACCACAAGTCCTCCATAATTAGGTGTTGAACATTGTCAAAGCACTGCCAACGTTTATAGATTTCTGCATAGTCAACGATATGCCAATCTCTATTCTCTACACAATGCTTCCAATAAGAAATGCTGGTGGGAAATTTTTCAGAAACTTCTCTCCACTTACGTCTCTCCGCTATATCTTTTTTGAGATTAGATGTCTTATGAATTTTCCATTGCGGTTTTGGATTCTTCGTTTTCGTTCTCTGTTTGTAGATGTCTGAGAGTTGAGAGTAAGATCTCCTGACAGGATCTCTCCAGATCAGAGTAACAGTAACGTTGAATTCTTTTTGAAGTATCGGAGCAATCCTCTGCAGGAAATACTCAGGTAATGCCTGATTGCTATTGGAAAAATCCAACAACCCATTCCTACTCTTCACATACTCAATGTAGTCAAAGAGTGTGTAATCCTTTTTGATGTAAGACTCAGTCCTATGACTGTGTTGAGACTCCCAGTACCACCGTGCCTCCGACTCATCAAGAGACAAATAATAAAGAAGGTTCGGTTCTGTTTTCCGAGCCTCCCCCATAGGTGCATATCCAGTTTTGTCAATGCTGTAACACAGGGGTTTTGTACCTGAGTACGCTGCCCCTGCATTTATGTGCAAATTAGCAGTCATCTGAGTAATTTTCTGCCAGATCACCGCCAATATTAGCTGCTTTATCAGAAGAGAACATAGTAACGAGTCCGCCGAGAAGAGGTCCTACAAGAGGAATACCTATCACAGCGGGAGCAGCTGCAGCACCAACGCTAGCACCCAGGACTCTTCCCTGAGCTTTGCCACCACCGACCGCCTCGATACACGCGACGTTCAGATCGCCCGATGCTGCACCGAGCTTTGGGAGGCCACCCTCATTCTTCATGTTGAGAGTGCCTTGCATTGTGTACTCTTCGATGGTTCGTTGAGTACGTTGTTCTGAACTGGTTCGGGGTTTACCGCTACCAAACAGTCCACCTGGTCGTTCTGAGGACTTGTTTAGATCCAGTTCTTGGACACGACTCAGAGTCTTGGGATCATTCGAGTTGTATCGGACGCTATATCCTTGCGGTCCGACTTGAGCCTCGTATGATGAAAACTCACTTACTGGGAGGTTGAGATTGGGATAGACCATCCGCTTGTTATTCACAAGCATTCCAATCATGGCAAGATGAGAAACACCAAGAAGTCCGCCAAGCCCTAAGGCAAACCATTTCAAAGATGAACTTCGCTTCTCAGGTGCCTGTTGGGGGGATGGTTGTTGCCCAGGATTTGGGAACACCATAACAGACGAATAATATTCAATTTATTTAGAAAAAAAGGGGACCCGAAGGTCCCCCGCTTCTACCTTATGTGGTAATGAATCAGAAGTTATACTTCAGACCCACCTTACCACCATAACCACGATCGATGTCATCATCGCCAGATCCGATGAAGGAGACTTCGCCGTATGCGCCGAGTTTATCGGACACAGCAACACCGATACCTGCCTTACCAGAGGGGACAGTATCACTGTCGCCATCGTCAGGGGAGACCAGACTAGCGCCACCCTGGACGTAGTAAGAAGCAGATTCACCCAGAGCACCCTCGTAGCCTGCGTGGAAATCTGTCGTTGCTCCTGTGTAATTTGAGCCCGTCCAACCTGCGTTGGTTTCCAGATTCACGTAGGGTCCGGCGAATGCAGCACCTGATGTTGCTGCGAGTGCAGCGGTTGCTGCCAATACTTGTTTGATCATTGATTTGAATGAACTTACGGAGTCTAACCCGTAGATAAAGGTGGTCTCGACGTGACCACGCTGTGTGAAGATTCGTGACTGACTAGGCACGAATACTTATTTAGAGTAAACCAATTTTGTCCGTATGTCAAGTCAGTCGTGAAAACCCACCCACCTTCTTGAACTCCAGGCTGTGATTGAACTTGTCGAAGAGTTCGTTCTTATGTGAGATGATAAACACATTAGCGTCCTTTATCACAAAGCGAACGATCTTCAGAAATTCCTCGGTTCCGAACCCATCAAGGGATGAGTCGAACACCTCGTCCATAATCAGCAGGTTGGTAACGACGCTGTTCTTCAGACGAGCGATCTCCCTCCACGTGAACAGGAGAGCGAGGTCAATCCTCATCTTCTCCCCCTCACTGAAGGATGCATACGAGAACTTCTCATGCACAGGAGTCTGGATCTTCTCGTTGAACTCCTCGTCCAGCGTGAAGTTGATATAGAAATCCATCCGCTGCAGATAGTCGTTGACGAGGGTGTTGATCATCGGGAGATACTTCCTGATGATCGAACTCTTCACGCCATCGTCCTTCAGCAGCAGACTGCCCTGTGTCAGATAATCGTATGTGTTCTTGGTATCTTCTAGTTCCTTGAGTACGGATCGTAGTTTGTCTTTGTACTCGGATAGTTTTTCATCTTCAGCAGATCGGTTCTCAATGCTATCGGTAAGGTTTTGAATTTCTGATTCAAGATCTGATTTTCGTCGTCCTGAATTAGAAATTCTAAGATTGAACTGAGAAATTTCATGCGAGGTGTTTGTGATCTCCCTTTGCAGCGAAAGAAACTTCTGCTCTTTCTCCTCCTCAGCACTGATTGCTTTCTCGATTTGAGTCAGACTATCGGTGTGCTTCTGTAGAAGTTGCTGGAGATGTTCGATTCTATTTACACGAAACTCATCGTCAATGGTCTGGGTACAGGTAGGACAAACCGTATTTTCTTCAAAGAACTTGATATCTTTTGACGAACTGAGTTCTTTTGTTTGAAGTTTTGCTTTGAATTGATTCAGTTTCTTTACAGTAGCGCCTGAGGAGGTGAAACCTTTGATGGCAGTTTGGAGATCTTCAACCTCTTCAAGGAGATCAATGACGGTCTCTTGGTGTTCAGCACACTCTTGATCAAGTAGGGCGATCTCTTGCTGTTTGGCAGCGATATCATTCTGTGCTGAGTCCTCTAGTGTTTTGATAAACCGCTTCTGCATCAGAATTTTATCTGCTACAGATTCCTTCTTCAAGTCTAACACCCTCAGAGCGTCCTTAGAGTCCTTCAAACGCCCCTTGATGATCTCGGACATAGAAGAGAACACAGAGATGTCTAGAAGGTCTTCTATGACCTCTCTGCGGTGTGCTGCAGAAAGCTGCATGAATGGAACGAAACTAGCACTACCCAAGATGACGATCTGGGTGAACGACTTGTAGTTCAGTTTCAAAATCTGCTTCTCAAGAAATTGCTGCTGCTCCTTGGCATCACAATCTTCGTTGAGTTTTGATCCGTTCCGATAGATCACAAAGATATTTGGTTTGATGCCACGTACCACCTTGTACTTGGTCGTGCCAATCTCAAACTCAATCTCTACCACGCAGTCACGTTCGTTGACACTGTTGACCAACTGTGGTTTGTTCACCTTACGAAAAGGTTTACCAAACAACGAGAACGTAAGTGCATCAAGGATTGTACTTTTACCTGCACCATTCTGACCAACAATCAAGGTATCCTTGCTTGTGTCTAGAGTGATGTTAGTAAACTGATTCCCGGATGATAAAAAGTTTCTATAACGAATTTCTTTGAAAAGAATCATTCAACAGGGATTACAAGGTCATTCTTATTGATGATCGCGTACTTAGTACCCGTTCGTTCACATGCTGCGATGGCAGCTTTGTCAGCAATGTCTACGACTTCCATCTCGGATTCCATACCATTACTCTCTAACATCATAACATATCTTTCTGCATCGTCACGTTCTACAAAGAAAAATACAACCTTCTCTCCGGTCTCATCAACCACAGCAAATGCACCCTCATTTTTAGTTTCTACTGGGGTGATGATGTGCATCAGATACCTTCACACGCTAGTTGATATGCTTCCGTCAGTATATTTTTGATCTTAGATTTATTTAGATTTGTCTCCAGATCATCCACGTACTTGTTCAGCAGAGTCATGGTGTCTTCTGTCTGTTCAGCGAAGTCAGCATCCATAAAGATGTACTCCGTCTTCTCGATAATCTTGATCTCGACAGGGTTTGCCTTGGCAAGTGCCTCCATGAAGCGATCGTATTCCTTGTCGTTGCTCTTCTTGAATACGACTACCTTGACGATCTTCCCTGTGTAATCACCGAACTTGAACAACTGACGAGGAGTGTCCGAATACTTGATTACCTTGTACAAGGTGTTCGGATTGTCCACGTTTTTCATGGTGTAGTCTTCGGTGTCAAAGATCACACACCCACGCTTATCATTTACATCACTCCAGAACATTTCATAGGGGTTACCGATGTAATAAATCTGTCCGTTGGTTGACCTGGTGTGGAAGTGACCAGACAAGACGCGGTCAAACTTCTTGTAGGCATCAATGTCATTGCCATGCTCCATGACATGACCATGAGTGGCAACAAATCCATTGAGTTCAAGGTGACCCATGGCAACCTTTGCCTTGGTGTCCTTGATTTTCTTATAAGTTTGCTCCCTGTTCTCTGGATTGATCCAGGGGACAAACAAAATCGGCAGACCACCGACAGTTATCTCTTCGCAATCGCCAACAATACGAACATTATCGTACTCTCGTAGGAGTAGGTCGATAGTATTGATCTCGTTAGTGTTTTTGTAGAAGGCGGTGTGATTGCCCACAACAGAAATAACAGATATCCCCATATCTCTAAGACGGTCGAAATAATTTCTTTTCGCCCAGTCCAAAGAATATAGATCAACACCTTTACGGTTGTCAAAAGTATCTCCAAGGTCGAGAACAGTTGTGATACCTTCTCTTTCCAGCATCGGAAAGAAAGTTCCTTCATAGAATTTTAGGAAGTAATCGTGGTATACCTTAGATCCTTTCTTGAATCCAAAGTGTTGATCAGTGATGATGGCAACTTTCAAAGTTTGCCTCCAACAACCCCACTGTTTACTACACGTGTGTATTGTTCGAGAGTTCCTTCTTGCTCACACTGAAGATGCCAACGGGTCATCGTGACGACTGCTTCCCTGGTCATACCAGTTAGCATTTTGCGACCCCCTTTAGTCATCGTGGTCCACAATCCCATGCGAGTCTCCCAGACATAGAAGACTTCATCTACGAGACATGCACCCTCAGGGATAGTGAATTCAGTTGTTGTCTCCATCTTTTTTGTTGAAACCAAAGGGACCTTCTTTTTCTTCCAAAGCAAGTTTCAGGGCAACGCCACCGACTGCTTCCATAACTTTGAGCACATCTTCTGCCTTGGCACCCTCACCGAGTTCCTTGGCAACGTACCAATACTTAGGCCAAAAATTTTCACCTGCCTTTTGGTAATCCTCAAGAGTGAGAATTTTCATGATCCATCCTCTGTTTTGTACATCCATTCTTCAGTGTGACCTACCGTCCACTTATCAGAGTTTTCAACTCGATAGTTTTGGGTACACACCTTGAAGTCAGGCATTTGGGTGTCCTCTGGAATAAGACTCATGTCTTTCCAGATGACTCGGTTGTTTGGTTGGGCAGCAAACTGTCCGTTGTCGAGTCTTAGAATATTGAAAGACTTGTGTTCAGGGTCATGTTGACTGAACCCAGTGTCTAGAGTAGATGACTCGCTGTGACAGGTATCTACGGTGAACATGTATTCACCGGGATGCATCTGCCGGTCTTTACCAAAGAACTCACATCGTGAGAGCATTGGTTTTTCGATTACTGTGAGATTGTAATCAAAACAGTCCCACAATTGTAGCGTATCTAGAGGCAAATCACCATGATCTTCCTTCCAAACGAACGCACTTAGAGGAAGTTTGTCGAACAGAGCACCATACTCAGGGAGCAGAGTCTCAAAGTACAGTGCTTTGTACTGAACGCTCTTGACACTAACCCAGTAACCATCAGTGTATTCGCCATGACCGTGTTCCAGGTCATACAAATACTCCTTACGTACCTTGACCGGAACCGGTGGCAGATTATGGACTAAGAATGCCATTACTTTTTCTTTGTGTTAGGGGGTTCATAACCCCAGAGTTTAGGACTGATCTTTCCTGCTGATTGATCGAACCGGATGAAGTCCTTCTTGTACGTATCGTAGTAATGATCGAATAGATCTGTGGTCTTTGCTGCCATAGTGAGGTCATACCGTAACTCACCGTTGACCTTGTACTGCACCAAGTATGCCGTGTAGGGCAGAGTGGTGTCATCTCCCTCTGCCTTTTGGCAGTTCTCACGAATGATTGAAACTTTCATCGATAGTTGTTGCGGTACTGAACTGCGTCTTTGATTGAATTGTACTCAGATGACTTGGACATCTCATCTGCTGCAAACACTTCGTCGTAACCTGACCGCTCGATGATTTTCTGACGGATCTCTAACTGCTTTTTCTCCTTCTGGATCCGACGCAAGAAAGCGTAGTGGATGATCTGAGTAAAGTAAGCGAAAGGGTTCTTGGACTTCTCGGGATTGAAGTTGTTGATGTACTGGACACAGTTTTCAATGCCATCACAAACCATGTCGTCTTTGAACATGTAGTTGACAAAGTTTGGTTTGTAAGATAGGTGCGTCGCTATCTTGAGAAAACACTCACCCAAGTAGTTGGTGATGCGAGGTTTCGGTTGACCAAGTGCCTCAGCATCGGCAATTTCTGCCTTGTAGGCAATGATTGCAGCAAGGAACTCTTTGTTATTTACATAATGTTCAGATCGCTTTCTTGTCATCTTATTGGTTTTTCATGATGTAAGTATAGCACAGCTTGACAGAAGTGCAAAACACCTGTAGACTAACTCTGTCAGGGTTGATCGGAAAGATATAGCTAGCTTTAGAACAAGTATTACTATAGAGTATCTTTAGAGGCATCCTCTGCCTTATAGAGTTCTTCAAAGGATTCTCTTGCTTTATCTACTGTATTGATAAACCCCATATCCTTAGTAAGTTCAGGATGCTCTCTACTGAACCCTGAAGCAATGATGTTCTTATAGGTATTGATTACGTCTTCGTCTTTGATTTCAGAGATAGTAATAATACGATCCATATCCACGATAAAGACATCTTCATCTGTCAACCTCATCCAAGGTTCAAACTTATATCCCATAGGAACTCCAGTTCCACCTCTAGAACGAATCTCTTCACAGATAATGGGATTATCAAAGATGATCTTGTCATCATCATCTGCAATAACCATGACCATAGAGAGAATCTCCTCTCCAGAAACCAGCTTGACCGCTGCTATGAACTCGTCATACGGGTTATCAGAGCTTGATTTGAATGATGTCATAATTGAACTTTTCTTCGTTATAGTATTTGATACGTTCTATAAGATGGTTCAGCGTGTAGTTAGTTTTCTGACCCTTCTTACAATCATCTGCTATATCGTATAGAGTTGCATTCAATTTAGAATCACTCTTCCGTAGCACCCTCCCGATTGATTGAAGTGTCCTGATTCTTGACTTACTAGGTGATGCAAAGACCACGTTGTGTAAGTTCTTTATATTGATGCCTGTTGAAAAAGTTCCGAAAGAGGCGATGATAATCGCGTCGCTCTCTGATTCTGCAATCGTGCGGACTGATTCCCGTTCCTCCACATCCACGCCACCATGAATAAAAAATACCTTTCGGTTATCATTATTTATGAGGTTGAAAAGAACCTCTCCATGTGCGGCAACCCGACTGAATAAGATCAAGGTGTTACCTTTTAGATCTAGCGCCAGGTTCTTGATGAACTTGTTTCGCTTATCGTGACCGATCAAGTATTGCACCTCATCCTCATAGGTCTCGAATGGGGTTTGCTTATGCTTGAGCAGCAGAACTTTGATGTTTAGTTTAGCTAAGTACCCGGCGTCTTGGAGTTCCTTTGTATTGATAATTTTATACGAGGGACCGAACAATCCCTCCAACACCCACTTATGAGTTTGGGTGCCATCCAGTGAACCAGTAAACCCGTAACGGTAGACGGTGTCATGCATCTTGGTCATGATGCCTACCAGTGACTTGGACTTGAAGTTATGTGCCTCGTCACCAATGACTACTTCAAACTGTCTGAACCATTTCTTATCTAACTTGTAAATTGACTGCCAGGTTGATATAATAATATTCTTATTACTGTTGATATCTCGACCACCATATATTTTATGACACTCATTAGCAGCATCCAAACCATAATCATCGAAGTCCTTGTACATCTGTTCCACCAAGGATGTGGTCGGAACAATGACCAGGATCTTTCTCTGGTGGGCAGCATGATACTGCACAACAGCGTAGATCATCAAAGACTTGCCCGAACCGGTCGGGGAAATAATCAACCTTCTCTTTCTTTTGAGGGCGTCGTAGACACCTTCGACCTGATAATTCCTAGGAGTATGTTTAGATATAACACCTAACCAGTCTTTGACGCCCCTGTGGGATATACCTTCATCTTCTTGGTAAGGCAATCCATAATGTTTTGAGTCCTTGAACTCGAAGGTATAATTATATCGCTTACAAAATTGACAGACCTTATCCAGCAGACCTACGTAGATCTCTCGCTTCTGGATGTTGAATAGTCTAATCTTTCCGTCCCAATACTTGCTCCGGTATTGAGGCATAAACTTTGCCCCAGGGACATCAAAGGTAAACTGGTCCTGGAGTTCGTGCTGTATATGTGGATCACAATCCACTACAAGATATACTTCGTTCTTCTTTTTGATCAATAAATCAGCCATAACCGGAAGTGAAGCGTCGCCACTCAATCGCGTTTTTGATCTGATACGATCGATTCGATACCTGCCTCAGAATCTCTTCCAAGTATTTCAGCATTGAATCAAAGTATTCGATCTTCAATCGTGTTTTGGATAACTTCTCATCAGACTCAAGATATAACTTGAGGTCATCCTTATCTCTGATTTTGTAAGGGAATGGTTCTGCCTCGTAAACGGCAGCAGTTGCCTTACCGGTATAGTATTTTCTCCTTTCGAGTAACAACGAACTGTAAATTTGTTCGTTTTGTTTCCTCATGAGCAGGATTGTATTATATAGTCCATAATATTTGGCGTGTAATTGGGGCACCTTCAATGACTCGGTGTCCAATTCATCCTGGTTGATTATGGCATCCTTAGTCCACATCTCTTGGATGTTGTCAAGACTAAGGGGTTTAGACTTTCTTTCCAAGGACATCAATCATATCAAAAATAGTATACTTGAATGTTACCGACGCTGTAAAGTAACGTTCTTCAGTCTCAATAGCACTAAAAGGAATGCCTGACAGACTGATCGGGAACATTTCCTTGAACTTGATCTTCACCGCAGGGTTGTAATCACTGTTCAAGATAATCAAAGTCCCATCAGAACGCTCATTGAAAGGAGCATCCTCTTGGGGATAGAACCGACTATCTCTCTTCAGGTCCTCGTACTGCTGCAAGGACTCTGGATATCCCAGACCTGTGATCCAGTCATAGATCTGTAGATAGTTCTCACAATTCTCGTCCACCATGAACTGCAGAGACAAGTCTCCATACTGCAGTTTGTCACCTGGGACAGGAATATCTCTGAGATAGTTTGTCTGCTGTGCTACCCCTAACGTGATGTCAGGGATGTTCGCCTGGTTGCAATAGAAGCTAACCTTGGGACAACGATTCAAAATAAAATTGAACCCAACGATGCTCAGGAAGTTCCTGTTCGTGGGTTCATTCAATTTATATGGAGGAGTAGCACCTCTTACTCTCGTCTCCAAAGTCTCGTTGCGGCGACGAGCTATTTAGAGGCGATACTCTTCTACGATGTCGAGGACACGGTTCAGCATACTGTGAGCACCATCGTGCCAGCTGCCTACTTCTGATCTCAATGTTCCGTCGTAAAGTTCACGCTTCAACTTTAGGATGCGACAGGTTATTTCTTCTCTCGTTAGTGCTGTACGGGGCATAATTACCACCTTTTAGTTTTTAGGAAATGGAGCACATCTTCACGAACGTCCATCAACTCATGAAAACACTGTTGGTTATGAGCACACTGACGAAGCGAGGGGTCGGGTTTGAGAACTGATTCAATGAACAGATCTAAACCTCGGTTCCACTTATCTCGCTTGGTTTCAGGGTTAGAAATAACGTTCTGATCCTGCATGAAAAATGTAAGTGGTTACCTTATTTACTCTAGCACAAAATAGCAATAAAAAAGACCTCATGCAATTGCCCTGCATGAAGTCTTAGTGTGTGAGAAATGCCGCCCAGGAGACCAACTCTAGATCTTTATCCATACGGTCCCACCGAACAATCAGCTCAAATGGGCGTCTGGGTTTCCTGAACGACTCCTAAATTATAGCACAAAAAAGACCCCCTGCTGCATGTGGGGGTCGGTATCGTGCCTATAGTAAGATTTCCTTACATATTCGTTTACAAGCACTTGATTCGTATTCACATTCAATCAAACACTCAAAGTAGTCGTTGATTCGCTCCATCTGCAGATCAGTTTCTTCTAGGGCGTCTACAGACTTTGATAATCTTCCCCACTCGGTCATTTGATTGTGTGAAATTATGTTGTGCATGTTGAATCTCGTAATGCGAACTCCATACTATGGTCATGAAAAAGTGGTTGGGGGTTTCATTTCATAAAGTCCGCTCCAAATTCTGTTACTATCTATACTACTTTGTGTTTATTCACTAACATTCATTGCTTTTTTACATTTCTATAATGTTCTAAACATAAAAAAAAGGACCCCCCGAAGGGAGTCCTGATGAATGTGAACCGTGATCACATGAGGTTTTGGACCTTGACGCGACGATAGTAGCGGTTGGAACCAGCGGTGATACGACCCAGACCTTGGGTGGTGCCTTCGGCATAGGGGTTGGCGACCATGCCGTAGCGGGTCTTGAAGCCAATCTTCGGCTGGAAGGTGTCCTGACCAACGGCGCGAACCATTTGCAGGGGCACGTAAGGGCAGTAGAAGAGACCGGCGTCATAAGGGTTAGAACCCTTGTAGCCCATCACGTAATACTGATCTGCACTCAGGTTAGCAGCAAACGGGTCAAT